ATGATGTCTATAAATGAAGTTGTTAAACAGGACTGGCACCCCGCGCATGTTGTCGCGGCGGTGCATGTAAAAGGTTTTACTTTACGCTCTCTGTCCATTGAAGCCGGTTTAAACCAGGATTCTTTAAAGAATGCCCTGTACCGCAAATGCCCAAAATATGAGCGCATTATTGCTGATGCTATTGGTGTTGCGCCGGAGGAGATCTGGCCCAGCCGTTACGCTCGTAAGGTGGCATAAAAATGTTTGTGTCAGTTAATGAGCTTGTAGGGCTACCGGGTATGCCGGGAACTGCGCAAGGGGTGCGGTATTCCATAAGGAAACTGGCCTCATCTGAGCATTTCAGGCGCAAACGTGCGGGTTCAAAAACCATTGAATACAGCATCGACTGCCTCCCTCCGGTTACACAACGGGCGTTACGTGAGCGCCATGTAGCTCAACTGATGGCAACCGCCCCGCAGGAGATAACTACCCAGCCTCCTGTAAAGCGTGAACGCAAACAAAATGTTGTACAGCCTGTTGAGGCATATCGCGGTTCGCCACAATTGGTAGAAGAGCGTCTGAATGCGCTTACGGAAAATCAACGTAAAGTTGCAGAAGCGCGTATTGCTCTTGTCTGTGAAGTTCTACGAATTAGCCAGGAGCCGGGATTCAGTTGTGCCAGCGCTATACGTTTTATTGTGTCGCGGTTAGCGCAGGGTAACCTGGAAGAACGCCTGGAATCTTTGGTCATTACTGCTAATGCCCGTAAAGGGAAAGAGCGAACTCTGAGCGCAATTACGCTCAAACGTTGGATAGCTGCGTTTAACAAAGCACAGAATGCCGCAGAACGATTGCTGTTACTGGCACCAGGAAAGCGCGACGAAATAAAACCGGAAGAAATTAGCTGGCTGCCTGAATTTCTGGCGCAGTATCGTCAGGCTAACGGCAGGCCTATGTCAGAAGCATACGAGGATTTTGTCGCTGATTGGCAGCGTCGCCATGCGGACGAACCATACATGCTGGAGGTGATGCCTTCCTATGATGTTGTCCGGTATGCCATGAAAAAACTGCCGGAAGTGGTGAAACAAAAAGGGCGCGTTACCGGCAGTGAATACCGTCAGCTTGAAGGATTCACCCGCCGCGACTGGACAGCTATGCCGGTGAATTATGTCTGGATTGGTGACGGTCACGGTATGAAGCTGAAATGTGCGCATCCGGTTCACGGGCGTCCATTTTCACCGGAAGTTACGTTTGTGATCGACGGTGGAACCCGGTTTGTGGTTGGCTGGAGTCTTGATCTTGCGGAGAACGTGTTCGCTGTTGCCGGGGCGATACAACACGGCATTCGCAATCACGGAAAACCATTCCTGTATTACTCGGATAATGGTTCCGGTGAAACGGCAGATATGCTGGATAAAGAGATCGTCGGGATTCTGCCCCGCCTGGGGATTAACCACCCCACTGGTATTGCGGGAAATCCGCAGGGACGCGGCATTATTGAGCGCCTGAACCGGACGTTACCGATGCGTATAGCAAGGAGGTATCGCACCTATTTCGGCAAGGGGGCTGACCGGGAATCGTTGCGAGTACTTAATCGTGATCTGCGTTCAGCGTTTAATGCCCTGCAACAGGACAAGCCACAGAGCGCCCGTCAGAAAGCCGCAATGCGCGAGCTGCCGTCTTGGTCAGAACTGATTGAGGCTATCCGTGAGGGGGTGGAGTGGTACAACAACCGCCCACATTCTGAATTGCCGATGAAACCAAACGGAAAACATTACAGCCCGGCAGAGTTCAGAAAAAAACGCTTAGCGGAAGAAGACACTGAAATTGAGTGGCTGAGTGATATTGAGCTGCGTGACATGTTCCGCCCGATGGTGGAGCGTCCGGTAAGACGCTGCGAAATCCAGTGGCTGAACAATATTTACTACGCGCCAGAGCTACGTGATGAACATGGTCGCAAGGTACTTATCAGCTATGACATTCACGATGCCGAGCGAATTACGGTACGCCGTAAGGACGGTAGCTTTATCTGTGAGGCGATATGGAACGGCAATAAACGCGCAGCCTTTCCTGTTACGGCTGAATATCACAAACAACAGCAACGTATTAAAGGAATGCGCAAGCGTGCTGAGGAAAAAATACGTGATGCTGAGGATGAAGGTATTCAGGTTATTGAACAAAAGACGATAGAACCCTGGCTGGATAATGTTTATCGCCCTGTTGGTAATGTGGTGACCGTTCAGCCGTTGAGGTGTGAGGAAGAGCATGATGATGAATACGAAACTGAGCGTGATGAATATCTGAATCATTCGCTGGATATTCTGGAACAGAACAGACGTAAAAAAGCCATTTAATTAACGTTTAAACAAAATTTAATTACGAGGTTATTCAGATGAATATTTCCGATATTCGCGCAGAACTGCGCACGCTTGTAGAAAATGAAGAAACCACCTTTAAACAAATTGCTCTTGAGAGCGGGCTTTCTACCGGAACTATCAGTAGTTTTATCAATGATAAGTACAACGGGGATAACGAGCGTGTTTCACAAATTCTGCAACGCTGGCTGGAAAAATATCATGCAGTTGCAGAACTACCTGAGCCGCCCCGCTTTGTGGAAACGCAGACGGTAAAACAAATCTGGACAAGTATGCGTTTTGCCAGCCTGACTGAAAGTATTGCTGTTGTATGTGGCAATCCTGGTGTGGGTAAAACCGAAGCGGCCCGTGAATATCGCCGCACCAATAACAATGTCTGGATGATCACCATTACGCCATCCTGTGCCAGCGTTCTGGAATGTCTTACTGAACTGGCGTTTGAGCTGGGAATGAATGACGCACCACGCCGTAAAGGGCCGCTCTCCCGCGCCCTGCGACGTCGCCTTGAAGGTACACAGGGGCTGGTTATCATCGACGAAGCTGATCATCTTGGTGCCGAGGTTCTGGAAGAACTCCGCCTGTTACAGGAATCAACCCGTATTGGCCTTGTGCTGATGGGAAATCACCGGGCTTATTCAAATATGACGGGGGGTAACAGAACGGTTGAATTTGCCCGTCTGTTTTCCCGTATTGCAAAGCGCACTGCAATTAATAAAACCAAAAAAGCCGATGTAAAAGCTATTGCGGATGCCTGGCAGATTAACGGTGAAAAAGAACTGGAGTTATTACAGCAGATTGCGCAGAAACCAGGTGCGCTTCGCATTCTGAATCATTCACTTCGCCTTGCCGCCATGACGGCTCACGGTAAAGGTGAGCGTGTTAACGAAGATTATCTGCGTCAGGCTTTCCGTGAATTAGACCTGGACGTTGATATTTCAACGCTGCTGCGTAATTAAGAAGGAGAAGAAATTATGATGGCCCGAAATATAAAAATGGCAACGGATGCGCAGAACTGGTTACAGGCGCGCGGGAGTCATGTAAATGAATCATATCTCGGCGTGGCGCGTCCGATTCTTGAAATCACTTACCCACCGGTGGAACTGGTAAAAAACGCGGTCAGAATTATGGAGCATAAGTCCGGGGTGGCCCGTTCTGTATGGACGGCCCGTCTTAATGGTTGCCAGATTATCTGGAGATAACGATGTGTACTAAAGCTGAAAAATATATTGAATGGGTTAAACGGGTACAGAATAACAATGTGGCTCTGACTGCATTTAATTGCCCCAAATGCAAAGAGCAAATTATGACGCAATGCTCGACCAGAAAATGAAGTATGGGACTCCTTTGCATGTTGTCCGTGGTGCAGCGCGGTTTTCTTTAAGCAGGTAAAAGGCGCGAAGGTAAAAGCCAGCGCAGTTATTCAGAATCAATAAGGAGACGCAAAATGGCAAAAGTTATCTTTGAGTTTACATGGCTGGAAAGTAGTGACGGTTGCAATGGGCGCAGAGAAGTTCTGGATGCAAAAGCATGTCTTGCAGATATCTCGCCAACGGAAAATATCGGGCCTCATGATTTACTGGCAAATATCGTCCTGACTATGGCTCCTGAAATTATTAAAAAGGCCAAAGATGAGATGCTGACCACTATGAAGAAAGTGGGTATGGAAGCTGAATGTGATTTAGTACCACATCCGGTGAATGCGGTTAAACATTAATTCGCAAAGGAACGCTGACAATGAACGTCAAAATCCGAAATGAAATTCAGGCATTAATCCGAATTCAGGAACGCAATAACAACGGTGGTGAATTACGCGAGTTTATTTGCGCCCGGAAAGTTGATGATTGTGGTGAAAAGACTTACCTGATTGCTTTCGACCATTACAGCATCTGTGCACGTTATTGCGGCGAAAGCATATCCCGCGCCATTGCATTTGGCGGTGCGTTCAACGTGGATTTATGGGAGTACGTCATGGACCGGGAATACATCTGCGCATCAGACCCTGAAGCCCGTGAAATGTGGCAGCGTATCTGGCGCGATTACCGGTTAATGGCAAAAGGCTGGGCGCGCTGCTGTTATTCCTCGCTTGCCCTGAAAGCGGTTCAGTTATCGCTGCGGCATATTCCGGCATCACTGCGCGAGCCTCTGCTGTACTGAATGGTGACTGACATGAAGTGTAATCGTAAGCGCTGGTCACGCGAAGACCGGGAATTTATCGAAGCCAACGTCGGGAAAATGACCATTGAAGAAATGGCGGAAAAACTGAAAGTCGCCACAACCGCCCTCCGGGCACATGCCAGAAGGCACGGAATATCATTGTGTGTATACCGAATCAGTGAACACGACAAATATTTATGTCGTGAACTTTATAAAGAAGGACTGGATATTCATGTCATTGCCCGAAAGATGGAATTAAGCAATCGAGCTGTATCCAGCATTGTATACAGCGGATATTAATTAACAGGAGCTTTAATTTATGGCTAAACCAGCAAAACGTATCAAAAGTGCCGCAGCGGCTTATGTGCCACAAAACCGCGATGCGGTGATTACCGATATTAAACGCATCGGGGATTTACAGCGCGAAGCATCACGTCTGGAAACGGAAATGAATGATGCCATCGCGGAAATTACGGAGAAATTTGCAGCCCGGATTGCACCGATTAAAACCGATATTGAAACCCTTTCAAAAGGCGTTCAGGGATGGTGTGAAGCGAACCGCGACGAACTGACGAACGGCGGCAAAGTGAAGACGGCGAATCTTGTCACCGGTGATGTATCGTGGCGGGTCCGTCCGCCATCAGTAAGTATTCGTGGTATGGATGCAGTGATGGAAACGCTGGAGCGTCTTGGCCTGCAACGCTTTATTCGCACGAAGCAGGAAATCAACAAGGAAGCGATTTTACTGGAACCGAAAGCGGTCGCAGGCGTTGCCGGAATTACAGTTAAATCAGGCATTGAGGATTTTTCTATTATTCCATTTGAACAGGAAGCCGGTATTTAATACCACCATTAATATTTAATTAATTCACATTCTTTTAATTATGGCGCGATACGTCAGGGGATTGCTCGCGCCTGAAACAGATTACTGAGGAATAAAACATGGTTGATGCAAAAATTCTGAATGGTGTCAGCACATTATTACGGGCTTACGGACGCCTGACCTGCGGAGTTCTGGCTGAAAAAATGAATATGCTGCCCTCGTCAATGGTGTATTTCCTGCGTGATGCGGTTGATGCCGGAGTGCTCACCGAATGCAACGGATTTTATGACGTTCCGCGCCCGCGTCCGACGCCGCCTGTAAGACGAAACGCAACTGAGCAGCCTGCTGTTGATGATGCGGTGTGGTGCAACTGGCGTCGCTCATTACCCTGGGTGGAAGGTAATACCATCCCCGCGCTGGCAAAAGAGTTTGCGACGGGCGTGCTGACCTGTGAGTCAGTTCACATTGTTGCTGAGGTGGATAACAGAATGTGCGAACAGGGAATGCCCCGTTTTGTGATGGCTTATATCGATATCCGGCTGGGGCGTTTTATTTGCAGTTCCAGCGCCTGGAATATCACCGACCATGTACTGCGTTATCTCATTCTTGATTGTTCTCCGGCTCCCGCAGCGGTGCAGGAGGTGGCGTGATGTTTTTTAAAACGTCAAATCCCGCAGCACTGCTGGCATGGGACCAGTTTATGGCGGACTGCCTGAAACTACGCGAAGAAGCCCGCCATCTTGATAAGGTTCTGGGTTGTGGTTGCCGGTCAGTATTCAGCACAGGTATTGGTGGG